CTTGTAGGTATTGCTCAGGTAGCTGCTGCCGATAATGAATATCTGTGGGTATTCGTCGGTGGTGTAGGTGGTGCAGGAACTGGCTCTGGTATCAAAGGTAAGTATATCAACTATACTGCTCTTGCTAATACTCAGACCACTGCCACCGATGGTGTAGCTGATGATGCTTCTACTACGCTCGTAAAGAACGTAGTTGGACTAACAACTGTAGCTGGCACTGCCACTGCTGTTGAAGTTGCTACAACCAACATCATGACTGTGAACTAATAACTAGGGGGCTTCGGCCCCCTGTTTTAAGGAGATTTATATGGCAGGTGCATCTACATTAATTGGTCTAGGTATGCCTGCAGAGTTGGCTTCCGCAGTATCAGATGGTGTTTTCACTGGTACTATAGACGCTTCCGCTGCTGGTATTAGAACCGAAATGGCCATTAATAACGTAAACGATACCACTCCTACTGCTGCTGAGTTGACTACCTCTTTTGGTACTCCAGCCGCTGTTGGTTCTGGATTTATAGGTATAGTAAAGGATAACGATACTGACACAAACGGATTTTTAGTGTTCAGTAATGGAACCTCTTTCTACTATTTGAAGTTTACCAAAGCTCTTTAGTGTGACGGGCTCAGGGGGCTTCGGCCCCCTTTTTTAGGAAAGGAATTATATGACTGCGTATTCTGGAATTGCTACAACAACCACCCCTACTATAGCAACAGCTACAAGCACTCAAGTTTTAGCAGCTAATCCGTTCCGTAAGTTGTTAATTATAGAAAACGTTAGTGCTGCTCATATTGCAATAGGCTTAAATGGTGAGACACTGACAGGATTAGCCCCCACCTCTACTAATAAGTGTATAAATTTAACTAATAACGATAATGCAAATAAATTAATTTTTACTGATGGATTTATACCATCTGGGCCAATAACGGTTTATCAAACCAGCGGTGCTCCAATTAACACTATCGTAGTTGTGGAAGGATAGGGTATATACATGCCATTAATGCCTAAGCATAGGAGATATTATGGCAACTATTGATTGGAATGCTGTTTATAACGGTGAATCCTCTAAACGTAATAAATGGAGTGGCTGTAACGTAAAGATATTTAACGTAGCCCGAAAGAACGAAGCTAAGACAGCACAAGCTGGCAGAGATATTTACGATGAAATTCCCTCTATTTCTTTTCAGTGGCCTGGTGGCGATGAGACTGTTAGGGCACTAGACGATAGAGACAAGAGAGAACATCCTGAACTGTTTGCTGCCTATCAAGCAGGTATTGGTCCTGTGCAAAGCGGATTCCCATTAAAAGAGTGGACTAAAATATCTACTAGCGCATTACATGAGTTGGGCTATTTGGGATTTAGAACAGTTGAACAACTTGCTGAAGCTAACGATGAAGTAAAGCGTAGAATGGGCCCATTGTCGAAATTTGTAAAAGAGGCACAAGAGTGGTTAGAAGCTGCTAATTCAGCACAGAGCCAAGTTGTTTCTCTACGTGAGTCATTGGAGCGAGAGAAAGTCAGAGCTGACCGATTAGAAAATCAAATAGAATTATTGATTCAACGTATCGAAGCCAATGAAGGTATAAAAATAGAACGTGATCAAAAAACAATTAATTTAACTGACGACGATACCAGCCTAAAAAAAGCAAGGGTACGAAAGGATAATTAATGACGTTAGCGACCATTGTAGCGAATGTTGCGGCAGAAGCAGGGTACACAGTTGATACGAACATTATTAATTCAACTGAAGTCACTACAAAGCAGCTTCGCACAATGGTGCAAAGAATTAACCGTGAGATGGGCGAGAAGTATCTTTGGCCCATCTTATTTGCTTCAGGCAGTTTTACTTTAACTGCCGGTCAAGCGACTTACCAACTACCATCAGCTTTTAGCATGTATCACTACAATTCCTTTTGGAATAGTAGCACAAGGTGGCGTGTACTTGGGCCTATGTCCGAACAGGAGTACGCTGAAATTATCGGTTACGGATTAAATACAACCGTTTATCAGCGGTTTCAATTTAGAGGTTTAAGCAGCAATCAAATCCTAATTAGTCCTACACCCACTACTTCAGGCGATGTAATTATATTTGAATATATAGCAGAACGGTATGCTCGTCCTGCTACGTGGGTAACAGGAACCAACTATGCTGCTAATGCATATACGTTTTATAACGGAAACTATTATCAAACGACATCTGGTGGCATTAGTGGTGCTACTCCTCCTACTCACACTTCTGGCAGCGTTAGCGACGGTGGTGTTACCTGGACTTACTACAGTGGCGCATATCCAGAATTTTTAGCAGATAGTGACGTTTCAGTTTTTACTGAAAAAACGATTGAACAGGGTGTACTTGAGCGTTTTGCTGAAATACACGGATTAACTGTCGTGCCTAAATTTGAATTGCAGATGAACGAGGATTTTAGCAAGCAGAATCCTGGTAAAATATTATATGCAGGCGGATTTAATCGTAACTTAATTTTCGCAAGGGATGGCGTAGCTACTTTCGGTACGTTTATATAAAACATGACACCACTAGAAGCATATCAAAATTACGTAAACATGGTCACTTCGGGTGTCGATCAGAGTACTGCTTATCAGCAATCTGGTCTTTCTCAAGCTCAAGAGGATAGACGACGAGCACAATCAAAAGCCGAACAAAAAGTAGGAATGGGTCAGATTGGCGGTTTATTGACTGGTGCATTGGGCGTTCAAGCAGGAAAAGATATACTAACCGGCAAACCGATATTAGGTGATTTGAGAACTGGTTTCAGAGAAAGCACACAAAACTTACAAAAGTTATTTTATGGCGAGCAACCTAGCGCAATAGACAGATTATTCATGAGTCCAGAAAATATGCCACCTACTGGCAGCGTCCCTTCTGTTGAGATGGTTGATGCTATGCGGTATCCAAGCGCACAGAATGTTGTTCCTAGCGAAACAGGTAATATGCCCACTGCTGGATGGGGTGATTATGCTCAAGGCGCACTGGGTGGCTATAACGTTTATCAGGGTCTTCGTGAATTACAAAGCGGAAACAAATTAGCTGGCGCATTAGGTACAGCAGCAGGTACCACACAATTAGCCGGTGCCTTAACTAATATTGCTCCTGAGTTAGCTAGTCAGATAGGCGCACAATCTATCGGTCAATATGCAGGTCCAGTAGGCGCACTTTATGGCGGATACAACTTAGGTAAATTGGTAGCTGATGGCGATGTTTATACTAGCCAAGCTGGAAGCTCTGCTGCTTCTGGTGCCGCTTCTGGTGCTGCTATTGGCTCGTTTATTCCAGGTATTGGTACAGCCGTAGGTGCCATAATCGGTGGTTTGATTGGTGGCATAAAAGGATTGACAGGTAGCAGCAAGGGACAACGCCAATTAGTACGAGATAAGTGGCGTGAAGAGATGGACAAAGCTGGTGTTGGTCTTTGGCAAAAAGATGAAAAAGGTCATCTATGGGGCACTATGCCTGATGGCACAACTTTTGACTGGTCAAAAGATAGATTTGATTTTGGCACCAATGAAGAGAAAGGTGCAATTAATCTAAAAGAAAATCCAATTCATGGACAGGCAGCTGGTTACGGCAATTTGATGTCTACTTTGATGGGTGTTGGTCAAGGTAAGGCTGGTGAGGCTATTGCAGCACAATACACACTGGCTAGTTTAGCTGATAACGAAGGAAGCACTGCAAATGCCACTGATCAGCAAGTAAGGGATCGTTATAAGTATTTTCTAGAAAAGAACGGATTTACTTACGATCAAGCTGCACAGCAATTAGGTGCGATGTTCGATGAGGGTAAGATAAACAAAGAGTTTTACGATATTCAATTAAACAATTTAAACCAGTTAATACAACCAACGGAGCAAGCATAATATGGCACAAGGTATGGCAGGACGTTCACCAACCACAGGTGGTCCATTGAGGATGAATAAAAATATTAATCCGGAAACAGGCGAGAGATATAAGCGCACTATTGGAGAATTGCGTGGTATGCAAAGGATGGGCGAAGAGTTAAATCCTATGCAACAACAACGCTTACAAGCTGCTGGCGCAGATTCATTTCAACGCTTATCACCTGGAGTCTATAGAGATCCACAGGGCAATCTAAGAGGCGCACAAGGACAGATGCTACAAGCACCAGCTCCGCAACCTCAAATGCCTCAAAATGTCGGAATTGGAATGGGTGGTTTAAATTACAATTTGCCTCAAAAACAAAGCACCCCAATGAGTCCTGAAACACTTGCAAATCTACAGACATTACCTCAATTGTTTGGCCCCAACGATCCAAGAGCACAGCAAGGAGTTGGTGCGTTGTTGCAACCAGGTACTTTGCAGGCAATGTTTCCAAACAATATGCCCATGCCGCAACAAGCAATGCCAAGGCCAACACCACAAACCATGCCGATGCAGCAAGCACCATTAATGCCTAATCTGCCTGGATTAAATCAAAAGCAGAGTGAAAATATGTATAATTCCGCATTAGCAGCACAGATGCTTGGTAAACGTGGCTCCGTTAGAAATCCACAATTTGAGCCATATTTGCAGAATTATTTTGCTCAAATGATGCCTGCAACAAATGCCTAATTAGGAATACAAATGCAATATGAGGGATTTACAATACCACCTCCCTATAAAGGGCTGGATCTAGTTAGTCCAATAGATGGCATGGATCCAGCTACTGCGCTGGAGTTGGTAAACGTTTTCCCTGGAGCTACGGCTCCTATTACTCGTCTTGGTTATACTGAACTAGTAAACCTATCGGCATCTAATACAGGCGTAAAGACTCTCACTGCATATAATAAAACTGACGGCACTAGCGAAATTATTGCTGTTTCTGATGGTGGTACAAAAAAGATATTTAAGGTGGTGGCTGGTGTTGGCACCGATATTACAGGCACGACAGCTATTACCGAACCGAACATGCAAACGGAGCAGTTTGGGAGTAGGCTATATTTCTGTAATGGTACTGAAGCTGTTCAGGTGTACGACGGTAGTACAGTTGCAGATTCTACATTCACCTTTCCTGGTGGCAGCGGAGTAACCTTAGCTAATCTTATAAACGTTAGCAGCTACAAAGAACGGCTATACTTTGTTCAACAAAACAGCCTTAAATTCTGGTACGGAAACACTCAAGCAGTAGGCGCATCTCAACTAACCGCTTTTGACTTGCAGTATGTAATGAAGGGTGGTGGTCGATTGCTTTTTGCTGGCAGCTATACCAATGCTACAGCTCAAACAGCTACAGATTTATTCTGGGCTATCAGTAGCGAAGGGGAGATTGTATTTTACGCTGGTAGCTCTCCTTCAGACACAAACTGGGCATTAGTAGCTCGTTATGTAATTGGCAAACCTCTTGGTTATCGTGCTTTTTTAAGGGTGAATAATGATGTTTGGATACTCACGCAACAGGGTGTGTTACCGCTTTCTGCTTTATTTCAAGCTGATCCTGAGAAAGCTATTACGTTAATTAGTGGCTCCGTAAATCCTTATATTTCCACCTATAGCAGTGTAATTGATTTTAGCGCAAGGTGGCATGGAATGTTTTGGCCACAGGGTAGACGAGTATTTATTAATGTTCCCAAAAGCGAATCTCAAAGCACTATGCTGGTATTTAGCATAGATACTAATGGCTGGTGCGTGTACGAATTATTTGATCAAGAAGACAGCAACACTATCTCTGTGGTGGACGGCGTACCTTACTATGGCAGCAATCACGGATATATTTACACAGCTGAAAATGGCTACACCGATAAGGGCAATGCAATAAGTTTCAGCGCAAGAACGGCATTTTCATTTTACGGTAGCAGAGGCAATTATAAAGCCTTTAAAGACATAAGACCATTACTACTAACTAAAAAAGGTCTAACTATGTCATTAGGTATAGATACGGACTTCCAGCGAAAGCTAACTGTTGATACAGTAACTACAGGTACCTCTGTAAACACGCCGTGGGGGTCTCCCTGGGGGTCTCCCTGGGCATCGCCTACTGAATATTTATTTAATCGTTACGCAGTGAGAGGCCAAGGACACAGCGCCGCCGTGCGATTTGGCGGTAGCGTAAATTCGGCACAATGTCAGATATTTGGGTTTGAAATTAGATTTGATTTAGGTGGACAGGTTTAATTATGGCAGAGAAACAAGCAGCTGGAGCATTAGCAGCAAGCCCGAAAAAGTATAAATATACGCTTAAACAGCTTGAAAAGAGACAGGCTGCCGGTATCCCTTTAGGTCAAAGGCAGGTTGGTAGATTGCAACGCGCAGGCCGTATAGCTCCATCTCAAGCTACTCCGACCGAACAGCTCACCCCACAACAAATAGAACAGCGGATAGGAGCTGAAACTGGTGCAGGTGCTGGTCAGTTTATGGACATCATTCAGCAGCAAGGTGCTTTCCAACCTGGCTCATTCCAAGAGCAAATGGACGCTGCCTACCAAAATGTAATGAAACAATATGAACAAACTATGGGGCCTGAACTAGCTAGAGAACAGGCTAATTTTCAGCAAATGGCAGCAGAAAGAGGATTAGATCCAAACAGCGAAGCCTACAAAACATTGCAGAGTCAATTAAATCAGCGCCAAGATTTAGCTAGACAAGGCGCAATGCAAGCCGGTTTGCAAGCTGCACAAAGCGTACAAGCGCAAGGATTTGGACAAGCTCTACAGGGCTATCAAGCTCCTGCTCAAATGCTGCAAGCATTCACCCCATATTACAATATCTTTGGTCAACGAATGGGTGAACAAGAGCAGCTTGATTTGGCTAATAGACAGTTAGCTCAAGACTGGCAGAAAGCTCAGTTGGCTGCACAAACAGGAATTACTCAAGCGCAGTATGGTGCCACAGGTGCCTTAACCTATCCACAGCAATTAGAACTAATAAAGAACAAGTATTTGCTAGAAGGTGGATTAAAGGCGATGCCAAGCGGCGATCAGCCAAGATATCCAGGCGCTGGAGCAGGGTTTGCATCTGGTTTAGGCACTGGAATAGGTGCTGGAATAACAAAAGCTGTTTTCTAGGAAAATATGGCAACGAGCGACTTATTCAAAGCTCTGATGAGCGAAACAAAATATGGATATTCTCCAAGTGAATCTATGATGGGTATCACTTCTGCTGGAGTAGCTCAAGCTCTACCTAGCTTAGTTAATCCTTATGGTAGTACATCGGGTAATATTGCTCGTGTTTTAGGTGGTGCATTGTTAGCTGGTTTAATGGGCTACAGCGCTAAAAAAGAAGCCGAAGAAAAGAATGCATTGTTGTTACCGCAATTGCTAGATATTGCTCAAGCACAATCTCCTGAACAGATTCAAACTATGCTAGGCGAATCTGAATATAAATCTAAATTGCTGCCGGTTGCATTGCAAAGAATGAGCAGCTTAGAGAGTCAAAAAGAAAGATTAGCCAAAGCTCTTCAGCAAGAGAGTCTATACAGAAATAGATTCCTCTGGTCAGAAAATATTAAGAATCAAAATTCGTTAGCACAAACCTACAATTACGCTAGTGCTCAAGACATGGCAGAAAGCAATCCAGATTTATATAACGCATTATTTGGTGGAGAGCCTACCATGGGCACTGGTGTGTCTATGCCTGCACAAACTATGACACCTTCTGCTCCTTCCGTGCCAACAATGGCAACTGAAGCATTAGAAACTACTTACGCAGCACCTAATTTAGTACAAGCATTAGAAGGAGGTGAGGAACCAGCTGGACAATCGGTGCTATCAACTATTGCAGAGGAACCAACGGCAGCTGCTGCTGCAATCGCAGAACCTGTACCTGCTCCTACTTTAACTCCTGCTGCACAAAAGATGCCGCAAGAAGAACCAGCAAGCGAGTTTGATGTATTTGCCGACGTACCACTTGCAACGCAATTAGCTAATATTAAAAAAACTAATGATTATGGTCGTCCATTACCTACAAAAGAAATTGAAAATAGACGAAGTACGGTTAGCAACCTTTATAAGGCACAATCAGACCAAGTTAAGGAAGCAAGAGAAAGAGTAAAAGATATTGCCAAAACTTGGAATGAAACCAATCAAAACTATTTAAAAGCTCAACAATTATCTAAAGGTAAAGAAGCAGCTTACAACGATGCGTTAATTTACGTAGTAAGAAAAGCATTTGATCCGCCATCCACAGTTACTATTCCAGAATTTGAATTAACTGGTGACATTCAAGATGTTTACAACGAAATGAAAGGATTGGCAGCAAAAAAACTTTTAGGCTATGGCAATTTATCAGATAAAGCAAAAGCTAATCTGGTTGATACTGTAAAAATAATTAGAAAATATGCTGGTAAAGCATATAACGATGCCGTTGATAAGGAAGCACAATATTTAAAGGCAAACAGAGTTGTAAAAAAAGCAACCGCGCTTTATCCGTATCCACGTTTCATTACTAGCGACAATGCTTTAAAAATTAAAACATTGATGGAACGTAGTGAGATGTCAAAGGATCCAATCTTTAAAAAGATGGTACAAGATAGTATTGCTCAAGAAGTTGGTAATGACAATTGGACAGGCGACATCATTAGCCGATACATGGAGGAATAATGAATCTAGATGAACTGTTAGCTTTGTCAGAAGAACAACTAGCAAGCGAAGGTATTCAACTAGGTCCTGTACCTGCACCAGTACCAACTCCCATGGGTACAACCATGCCTACTACAGATGTTGATCTGGCTGGTAAATTTACTGGTGGATTTACAGAAGGATTACAAAGTTTGGGTGGATTGGTTGATGTAGGTCAAGCATTAATGACTCAACCAGGCAGAGAAGCAATTTATAAACAAGTATCAGAATTACCACCTGAAGCATGGGCAAGAGGTGTTACTAGAGAAGCATTAGGTACTGCTGGCGCTGGAGCAGCCTTGGCTGTTCCTGTTGTAGGCCCATTATTAGCCCCTGGTGCTTATGCTGTGGGACGAACTGCCGGTGACATTTTATTAAGTGCATTAAAATATCAGGAACCTAAAACACCAGAACAGTTTGCTGAACAAATGGCAACCGAAGCAGGCGGTGCTTATGGCGGTGAATTATTGACCAGAGGATTAGGTAAAGTATTAGGCAAAGTACCAAGCACGGTACAAGCGGTTAAGCGTAAAACAACTGAATTTATGGGACCAGCGACACCTCAAGCCGCTAAAGAGGAAGTTGGTAAAATACTATTAGAGCAAGGTTATAATCCTGAAGTAGCACGGCAAATCAGAACAGAAGCTGGTAAAGCTGTACCTAGCACAGCTGGTGGTATGACTACAGCTGAAACATTTCAAGCAGGGGGTGGTTCCAGACAGCAGGTAGGTCAATTAGCCTCGTTAGAAGATGTTATGACGACGCAATTACCTCAAGAAGCGCCTGCATACGCAGCATTTAAACAATCGCAAGAAGAAGCACGACAATCAGCTATAGCTAGTTTAGGTAAGGGTGAAGATTTAAATCCCGCCACTACTGGCACGCAAGTAATGAATATAATTGAACAGGCTCAAGACGAAAGCCAAAAACTAGTTGATCAATTATATGAAGCAATTCCAGCTGATATCACAATTGATGTTAGAAAAGGTGATTTGAAAGGTAAAATAGCTAAATTAAAAGAGAAAACCTACAAACCACAAACAACGAAAGGTGGTAAAACAAAAGAAACAGGCACACCACCTCCTGCTGATTTGCAAAATTTAATTGATAATTTTCAGCAATCAGAAGCCTTACTCATTCCTGGACAATTGCAAAAGTATTATTCCGATTTTGGTGCAGCTGCTAGAAAATATTCTGGCAATGCCAATTTAGACAATCGGGCAGCAGCCTTAGCAACGCAAATAAAAGGTTTAATACGTAACAAACTAGAGAGCGTAGGTGGCGTATCAGAACCATTTATTGCAGCAAATAAAGCAGCATTTGAGCATGCTAAAACGTATTATGAAGGACCATTGAAAAATTTGGCTGCCAAAGATTTACAAGGTGATCAAGTTGTAAAACTAATTACTGGATCAAATCCAGCTGTAGAGCAATTTTTTAAGATGATCGGAAAAGATAGTCCAGCTCATGATTTAATCAAAACTCAGTACGTTAGCGACGTAATGAGTACAGTTAATAAAGATGTTACTACCGTTAACAAACTACGCCAAAAACGATTTATTAACAGAGCATTGTTTGGCGAAGAAGCACAAACATTTGACGATTTGATAAATGATGCAGCTGTTAGAGCTAAAACAAAAAGAGCTGGTACAGCTGCCGGTGGTTCACAAACTGCCGCAAGATTACAACCACAGATAACAAGATTATTTAAACGAGCAGAACTACCGAAAGAAACCGAATGGACCAAACTTGTTACAGCTTCCTCTGCTGCCGGACTTTTGGGTGGTATGGGTATGGGATTACCAGGAGTTGCAATGGCTGGTGTCCCTGCTGCTTATAATTATTTAAGCCAAGCACGGAAAGCTGCTGTATCTTCCGAACTAGGTAAAGCAATTAGGGAAGCTCTGTTGAATCCTAGAAAATTTGAGGAGACTTTAAAAGCTGGTAGGAAAGCCAAAGCATTAGAGGCACGGCAAGCTGTTCGTGCTAGACAAACTGGGCAAGCAATAGAAGATGTCTTAACTAGAGCTGCCCCTATTAGTCGTAGGGTAGGTGCTTACAGTGCTAGTGGCACTGAAACAGAACCGGCGATGACTGAAGGTGAACAGTTACAACAATTCTTTAGAGGGAGATAAATATGGCCTGGTCAGGTGGAACATTTACAAGAGCTAATGGTAGCACAGAGTGGCAAGACGATGCGGCATTAGGTATCGGCATTGAAGCTGCGATTCATGATGCTCAGGATAATGACTTGGCTACAGGTATCAATAACTGCTTAACTAAGGATGGTCAGAACACTCCTACCGCTAATTTGCCGATGGGTGGCTACAAGCATACAGGCGTGGCAAATGCTACGGGTTCGGGACAGTACACTACTTATAATCAGTTACAGGACAATACATTCCAGGCATTTTTAAAACAGGCGAGTGTTAATGAGACAGGAGGAGCTAGACCAGTTTTGCAGGCTACGAGTTGGTCGAATGATACTCAGCGAGCTACTATATATCTAAATAAATCTAGAGGCACTACAGTTGGTGATTATACCATTGTAAATAATGGTGACACTTATGGCGATATTATTTGGCGTGGTTGTAACGGCACAGATTTTGATATTGCTGGACGTATAAGAGTAGTTTGCACCAATACTCCAGGTGCTACCAATGATATGCCTGGTACTATGCTATTTGACACAACTGCTAACGGTAGTAGTACGGTTACCGAAAGAATGAGAATAGATTCAGAAGGAAAGGTTGGCATAGCGATGACTCCTGTTTCTGCTCAACTAGCAATTACAGCCGAATTAAACACCAGTGCGGCGGTTCAAACCTGGAGCGTGACAGGTGATGTCGCTCAGGCCGCGATTGAAATATTAAAATTTGATAATAACAGCACAACAACCCAAAATTTTATTCATTTCTGGATAAACAACGGCGTAGCGCAAAGTGGCAAAATAACCGCCAACGGCGCAAACCAGGCAACTTTTACAAGCACTTCTGATGAGCGACTAAAAGAAAATATCGTTGATTTACCGCCTCAGTTGAACAACATCCTAAATCTAAGACCAGTTGAATTTGATTATAAGGATGGCTCAGGGCATCAAACTGGATTCATTGCACAGGAGGTGCAGCAAGTTTATCCCGACTTAGTATCTCAAAACGATAATGGATTTTTGGATTTGGCAGGTTTAGGCAAATTTGAAGCACGTTTGATAAAAGCAATTCAAGAGTTAGAAGCAAGAGTAGCAGCACTTGAGGCTCCATAATGAAAATTGTAAACGGCGAAGATACAAGCTGTAACGTGGCAATCGAAGAGTTTGTTCAGTTGCAACGAGAAATGACTCGTATGCACGACAAATTAGATCATCTTCAATACCTACCCAAGATAGCACACAGCCTTGAGACGCTTACAGATAGGTTAGTAAAACCTGCCACTGATAAGACTGGCACTCTTTTAGTGTCTGCAATCTTAGCTGTTTTAGTTATAATTCTTGTGCTTAAGGATTCAGATAAGGGCGTAGAGATTACATCCAGTGGAATAAAGATGGGAGCAAGAGGTGAAACTAACGCTCGTTAGGATATCCAAGCTACCTGATGCCATTTTAGGCGTGCTTTGTTTCGACGAAACTGCACGATTAGTTACCTTAGAATTACCTTATCGCAATAACGCTACAGATATTAGCTGCATACCGGCTGGGAATTATAAATGTAAACCAGTTGATAGCCCTAAATTTGGTAAAACCTGGCAGGTGTTAAACGTGCCCAAACGTGAGCATATCCTGTTTCATCGTGGCAATACTCATAAAGACACACATGGTTGCATTCTAATTGGACAAAAGTTTGGTACTGAATCAGGTACTGCTACCATTATTCACAGCACACTGGGTATGGAAACAATGATGCGATATTTACAAACAGAACAGGAAGTAGATTTAACTATAAAGGAGATAGCATGAAATCATGGCTACTAAAGAAAATAAGTGATGTTTTTCTAGGCGATTACCTGGGCAGCATCGTTCGTCACGTCATGACTTTGGTTGGTGGATTTTTGATTGCCAAGGGGTTGGCTACTGAAAGCGCCGTTGCTCAAGCTTTGCCCGAAATGGTTGAGCTAGTGATAGGTGTAGTCACTGCATTGGTTGCTCAGGGTCTATCCCTTGCCAATAAAAAAACCACATGAGATACGGCAAAGGTAAAGGTTGAACTAAAGAGGTTGTGTCGGTGAAACGACAAACCTGCAAAATCCTATGTTCTTTCCTTTGCCTATCTCACCTCGTCGGCTGCAATCTGACGATTGAGGATAAGAGATACTACGGTTTGGAATATAAAACTAAGCCTAGCCCAAGATTGTGCCCAACTTTGTGGATTGATCACTCCAAGTATGGTTGGTTTGATACCAATCTTTACTGCTTTCTAGTTTAGTTTCTGTTTTTCTATCTTGTCTGAGATGTCTGCCATAGGGCCGTACTTCTGATACAAATCGTACACTTCTGTTAAACAGGAGCAGGTTTTATTCTTTTCAAGATTCTGCACATGAAACTTAATCAGATTCTTTCTAGTTGTTTTTAAACTAGATTCATTTTCATGTAGGCAATGCTCAAATACCCATGCAAGGTTAAACTCTTGGGTATTATCACTAAAGAGAAACCAGCGTAACCAGTTTAATTCTAAACTTTGTTTAGTGCGTAATGTTTTCCTACGCTTCTTTGTTTTACTCATCCTTATATTTTGACCGTCAATAACGATCCACTGATCGAAGAACTTTACGTAGTCCGTAATGGCTCTGGTCATAACTGCTGTCCAAAGTTTATATTCCGGACACTGACTGCGATGATCTACTGATTCTTGTTCTGACTGAAACATAATAAGCTGTTTTTTATTTACAGTATCGTCCATAGTGTGCAATCAAAATTGCATCAGCAATTGCATGGGTTATTTTCAGTTTAGGGTATAACTCCTGAGCACGTCTTTTCGATACATTCTTATCACCTTTAGTTTGACATTGTAACGCTTTTTGCCACTTTTGGGGGGTCACTGTCTCAAATGGAATAGCTGCTGCAACCAAGGCCATTCTAAGCCCACCGTACCCCATGCCGAAGGTGAACATAGAAGTTACTCCCTGCCCTGGCATGGCGTGTACCTGTTCTATTATACAGAACGCGTCTTCTGAATTATCTTTTAGATAGTCGTAAATATCGCGCTCTGTTTCTGGCATAGGTATGGCAAAGCATTCATCGTTAGAGATGATTGCAATACCTCCTGACTTACCAGGATCTATCCCTATCAATTTCATTACTTTTTCTTAGTAACACCCTTGATATTACCTTTATTCTCGCTGGCATAAAACACGGCTTTACCTTTCTCCTTGCCATAATACTTCTGCATGGCTTTACGAATCTTAACTCCCTTTTTTGTTAGTGGCATAACTTTTCTCCTTACTCTTTCAGCTTATCAGGAAGAACTGGCAGAGGCATCCAAAAAGTAACAGGATTTACGCCGTGTCCCACTTTATATGGTTCTACCTCCCAATCGCCCCCAAAAACATTGCTGGTAGATGGAATAAACTGTAATTGCTTTTCATCAAAAAAAGCAATTTCCGTAGTAGGCCAATAATCACCAGTCACCAGAACCTTTTGCAGGTGTTGCGGTAACTCATCTTCTAATCTTATCCAAGTCATTACTCATTCTCCTTCGGAGAGTCTGCTATTTGCTCCAATAATCTTAGTATCTCTATTCTGAGAACATCACTTAAATCATTTAA